TAACTACTTTGTTGCTCATGCTTCGACCGCTTTTTCATCGGTTTTGATGGCCTCTAAGCCGCCGTATCGGTAGCCCAATTGCACCCGTACCGATTCGTCAATCAGGCTAGAAATTGACCGCCTTTGGTCTTCTTTGGCCCTTACTAACAAATGCTTTGTCTCAGGTTTTAGGCGCATCAGGAACGGTTTAGTTTTGGCTTGTTTCATTGGTGTATTGCTAGGTGATATAGCCGCCATTGTGCCTTTTGGGGATTGTACAAAAGGTATACCTGTGGAATACCCGACTAAATTGTAGGGTTTGGGGGTTGTACAACGATATACAAATCGTGCTAACATTTGGGCCATGTACAACAACCGGCTGTTTAGGCCAAAAGGAAAACATGACTACCACTACATCAAACAAAGCCTACGAAATTCTTAGCGTTAGCTTTAACGATTTGAACCTTGAGGAACAAATTGCATACGGCATTAACAATTGGGCCGTTGAGGGTAAAAGCGGTCATATCTATTTCGGCAAAACCGAAAAAGAAGCATTAGAAATTGCCCGACAGTACAACTTCAAATAAGGGGTTGTACATGACGACTACTGAACTTGGCGAAATCTTTGAGAACTATTTGCCAACAGGCAAGGTTGATAACAAGGGCCGCAAAATAGGTTTTATCGTTGGCTTCCGCGATAACGGTATTGAGTTTTACGCATGGGTGCAAAACGCACGATGCGTTAATGGCGAATGGGTTGACTTTGGAGTGCGTCAACGTAGCAAATGTTTTAAATCGCAACACGTTGCTAACACATGGGCATACACAACGGCCCGCGCCCGCATCGCTAATCTAACTAAAGATGCGGTTACAGCATGAAACAAACCTACATCATTGAATTTAGCAAAACGCACCAATCAAACGATTGGTCGCGTATTGAATTTAGTTCGTTAACAAAAGCCCTTGGTTTTATTTCGCTCATGGTAAAACAAGGTTGTCATTGCCAAATCTTTAAAGGTTAAATCATGATTCGCTTTAGCAAAGAAAACCTACTGAACGAATTGCAATCGCAAATTGCAAAGATGGAGAAGATTTGGGGCTTTGTTTCTGACAATGGCACAAACCAAATTGAAGATAAAAACGATTTTGACCGCGTTCTAGCTTACGGCGCATACATAACCTTGCAAGATATTTTCGATTCAGTTCGTGACAATACTTTTTTGAATGTTTAAACACTACAACTACAGGATAAGAAAACAACATGACTACTACTAAAGCTTTTGTTGCCTACTATCGTCAATTCGATAAAAGCAAAACTGCTAACAGCATTGGAACGCAACGAACTAAGGTTGCTAAGTTCATTGAAGAAAACAAAGCATCTGTAATTTCTGAGTACATAGAAAACGAAACAAGGCACAAGAAAACCCGACCGGCTTTAGCGACCGCAATTGCTGTTTGTAAAAAGCAAAAAGCAAAGCTGTTAATCGCATCTTTAGACAAGCTAAACCGCGACATCGCTTTTTCAGAAGTATTGCTAGATGACCCCAAAGTTAATTTCATTTGCGTTGACTTGCCGGTAGCCACGCGGGAAATGTTAAAGATGCGCCAAGTGTTCGCACATTGGGAAGCAGAACGCATCGGGGAACGCACTAAAGCCGCGTTAGACAAGCTAAAGAAGCAGGGCGTTAAGTTAGGGTCAGGAACACCGGAAATCGGTTCAGCGGCGGGTAACGTGGTCAACGTAGCCAAGGCCGATGCGTTCGCCGAAAGGGTTGCCCCAATGGTGCGCCAAATCATTAAGAAATCTAAGGCCAGTACCTTGCGTGATATTGCCGCGGCGTTTGCCAAAGATGGCCTACTGACACCACGCGGCTTTGATACTTGGTCGCCTACGCAAGTAAAAAATTTGCTGAAACGAATCAAATAGTTTCAGATAAACGGTGCAAAGTGTTTACCCTAATTTGTTAATTAAATTGATAAATTGTTTAAATTTGTATATCTATTTACCAAATTTAGGCGCAAGATTACTTGACTGGTCAAGTTTTCGTCATAAAAAAGAAAGAAAGTAGTCATGAAAAATGAACCGGACTATAAAGAAATCGTCAATTGGGCGCAGATTTTCCCCGCTGATGAAAACAAGTTGGGCGAGTATTTGGTGAAGTCAGGTCGGCCTGTAGGTTGCCGCTTGGATTTCAGAATCACCAGTTTGGAAGAACTAAAAAAGTGCGCGGTCATCATTTCTGAGTTAAATCAGAAAGTTCAGCATTTTGCCTATGAAGTCGAGGGCGACCCCATTATTCGTGTCATGTTGGCTAGGCAGTTGTTTACCGATTCGCAATTTCAACTTAAATATGTTAGTAGCAAATCGTTCTTACTAAGGGCCAAAGAAAAGCTAGCCGCCGAAGCACTTCACGCAAGGTCTGAAAAGTTAATGCAAAAGCAATTGAAGTTAGACCTAGAAAATGCCATGAAAGGTATTAGCACCAAACGGGCTAAAGATATTTCAGATGCACGGGCGAAACAGGATAGAAAGGCGGCTAAATCTAAGCCCGTTATTGACCTTGGCGATGTGTCGTTAGGGTCGCTTTCTGAAGCCAAAAAGGATGCAAAGGTAGTGAATTTGGCGGTCAGGAAAACAGCGATTGGTTATAGGTAAATAATGACCTTTACAGGGGTGAAAATGGCATGATGTGCCATCACTATAGGTAGCGTTTTCGGGTCAGTTGGGGTTGGGGTTTTGTACTAATATTCACGTTAACTTGTATTTCTTAACTAAAAGGGGCAAAAAGTGTTTAAAAACATAATGCAGTCGGGGTTTGTTAAAGCGGGTTCTAGCTTTAGAGAATCTGCAAAACAGGATTATAGAAATCCTACTTTATACGATGTATATAGTGTTTATCAAACCGAAAAACACTACCTATGGTGTTTGGGAAATGTACAAAAAAAGCTAGAAAACTTAGCTTTTTCTGTGACCAATTTAGGGCTAGAAAAGCCTAAAAAGGTTCAACATCAGGGCATAACATCTTACGATGTATTTGCAGATTGCCAAGCCAATTTGCACCATCGGTCAGACAGCGAAACTAGGGTCGAAAAACTAGGGGTAGCTTTTGGCTTCGGGGCATCAATTCTGATTGTTTGTTTGTCTGTTTTTCTGTTTGCCTGAAATGCAGAAAATCACATTCCCGACAAAAACACTCGCGCAGGGATGCGAGTACAAACCGGCATCAAATACCGACATTCAATGCACTTGGCGCAAGTTCGGTTGGAAGCCTTTACAAGAATTGGCGCTTGAACTACCGCCTAAATCTAACCATTTTTGGGGTCGTGAGACTTCAGAAAAGGGGGCTTTCAATGCTTAATTCAGGCCAACAAATCCGCGACCAACAGCTAGATATGTTTGAAGTTAGGGACGCTGACTTTCTCAATAGTTGCCGTTCCCTTGCCATGCAGATAGCCAAACGCAATGGTGAAGTTTCAATTAACGATGTTCGCAAACACCTACAAGTGCCTGTAGGGGTTAACCCTAGCGTGCTTGGCGCGGTCTTCAGAACCAAGGCATTTAAAAAAATCGGGATGTGCGAGGCCAATCACAAAGAAGCTCACGCACGCATTGTTCGCGTTTACGCCCTCACAGATTAAGGACACCTAAACATGGCGGGAAAATTAACAAACGATAAGTCGATGAGCGCAAGCCGCTTACCCGCTTTGATGGGCTACTCGAAATATTCAAGCCCCAATGATGAACTTCAATACAGCTTTAATGCCATTGATGGTTTAGAACGCCCCGACATTGGCAATGAAGCGATGTCGTGGGGGAATACCCTTGAGCCGGTCATTTTGGCTGAGTCAGCAAAAAGGTTGGGCATCAAAATGTTTGACACCGACATACGGCAAGCCTATACGCACGCTTGCTTGCCCCTTCAATGCTCATTGGACGGGGTAGGTGAGGGCGAGGGCCAAACCATCGTTAGCGACCCTGCCAAGGGTATCTATGTAGTTGGTCAGGAAAGCATTGTTTTGCGCGGCACGGGGGTTTTAGAGGCCAAGCTAACTAAAGCCTACCCTGAAGATACGCCCGACCTTGCCCGCGGCCCAATTCAATTGCAAGGGCAAATGCTTGTAACAGGCCATCAATGGGGCGCTGTTTGCGTACTGTATTCGGGTATGCAATTGCGCGTGTTCCTGTTTGCGGTTCATTACGAAACCCAAAAAGCCATTACTAAGGCCGTGCTTGAATTTCAAAGCAAGTTAGACAAGTACAGCGCAACGGGCGAACTAGATTGGTACGCACCGACAACAAGCGCAGAAGTAAACCGCCTGTTTCCAACGGCGCACAAAGAAGAAATAGAACTAAATGGCAAAGCTATCGAATTGGCACAAACAATTTTAGACAAAAAGTTAGTGATTGCGGCTTGCGAGTCGGCGATTGACGATGCAGAAATGAAGCTAAAGCAAATGCTTGGTGATGCTGAAAAAGCAAGGGCAGGGCAAATGATTATTGCTTGGCCCATGCGAAATTACAAAGATGCGCCGGAAAAACTAATGCCCGCACGCAAAGCATATTCAGTACGTCAATCAAACATTAGCATTAAGGAGTTATCAGCATGAATCAAACAAGAATTCAAGCCGCTTACCAAATGGCGGTACAAACAATGATGCAAGCATCGCCTGAAATGCCACGTGAAGTAGCTGAAGCCGCGGTCGAAGCCATCGCCGCCTTGGTCATCGCAACCATTGCAGAAGAATTAGATTCAGATGAGGCCGACAATGCTACCCACCACTAACAAATCCTTTGCCCCGACCACGCTGTCGGAGGCCATTTCCTTTAGCGAAATGTTGGCGGCTTCGTCCATGATTCCTAAACAGTTTCAGGGTAAACCTGAAGATGTTTTAGTTTGTATCCAATGGGGCTTTGAAATTGGTTTAGCGCCACTTCAAGCCCTGCAAAATATTAGCGTAATAAACGGTCGGCCTTCTATTTGGGGCGATGCCGCTTTATCACTTGTTCAAGCATCAAATTTAGGTGAAATAGAAGAATTTTTCGAGAATGAAGATACACCGCAAATGGTCGCTGTTTGCATTGCTACGCGCAAAGGGCGCAAGCCTGTAACGGCGCGGTTTGGCATTGAAGATGCGAGGCGGGCGCAATTGTTAACTAAGCAAGGGCCTTGGCAAACCTACACAAAACGCATGGTTCAAATGAGGGCGCGGGGTTGGGCTTTGCGAGATCAATTTGCCGATGTGCTTCGAGGGCTTTACACCCGTGAAGAAGCGATGGACATAGTAGAAATTGAACAACCCGCACCCGTTGCTAAACCGGCAAGAACTGCAAACCCATTAGATATGATTGCGCCTAACAAGGTTGCAATACCCGAACAAAGCATTGACCCGATGGTCATAGAAGAAGCGTTTAGGCAAGATGCGGAAGTAGAAGAAGCGGTTGTTGTAGAAACACAACCCGAAATACTTGTCACGAAATTTCCCTTGTTTGTTCCTAACAAAGATACGCCGCACGCCTACTTTGAGTCGTTAGAGGCTTGGCAAGATGGTTACGAAAACATTGCCGAAAAGACAGCGCAAGCCGGTGCGCGTCCGGCACGGGAACGCATGACGTTGTTGCGTGAACTTAAAGAAGCCAACGATGCCATGCTAAAGGCCATTGACACCGTTGTTAGGGCTAGGCATACACAAGCATATACTCAGCGTATTCGTGCGCTTGGGGCGACACAATAAGGGGAATACATGACCAAAGATGAAGCACTAGAAATTGCATTACACGCTTTGGCAAACTGCCGTGATTTTATTTCTTCATGTGAAAGTTCTACACCGCCGTGGGATTCAATACAACAATATGATGAATGTCAAGATGCAATCAAAGCCATTAAAACCGCGCTTGGCGCGGCTACTTAGTAGCAACCCCTTTTGACTTTTCAAAGCTACGCATACCCGCAATACCTAAGATGCCCGACAACATGACCCAAAGTTGTTCGGCATCTAATAGCGGCGGGGGCGACATTTCCGCGGGAACGTAGTTCATTGCCTGTAGCCACTTCCACGCCCAACCTAATAATGGGTACGCTAAGAATTGGTAAGCAAGTGCCGCCGCGCCAATCCAACCTACCGCGGGTCGCCAACCACTTACAAAAACATTTGCGCTTTTAGCTTCTTCTTTGTTGACGCTAATCTGCGCCATGTTACCGGCTTGATCTAATTTCTTTTCTTCTAAATCTAGTTTGCGGTTTTCTATTTCCATTTCCAACCGTTCTTTGTCGGTTGTAATTAAGTCGCCCGCAACCTTGCCGACCGATTCGATGATGCTACCTATGTTTAGTAAGTTCATTTCAACCCCGCCATTGTTCGGTTAATCCAACCCAATAAAAACTTTGATTGGGTGCGGTTCTTGTTGCAGATTTCAGCGTACCTAGCAATCTTTGTTAGCGCGTAGGATTTGCGGAAATCGCTTGCGTTTTGTTGGTTTAGCAGTTCAACAGTTTTAGGGCCAATGCCGCCATCGGGTGTAGCGTTAACAACCAGTTGGGCTAACTTAACTGCCATGCCCATGCCCGCGTTTACGCCAAAGTTAAATATGCTGTTGGCAATGTCCTGTTCGCGTATTTCATCGCCGCGCATCTTGTCCCAAAACTCTACCTTGTAGAAGTCGCGCACCATGCCTGTTAGCGGCCCGCCTAACTCTTTGCGGTCAATGTAAGGCCAACCGTTCCAATGCGGGTTTTTATTGCGTGCAATGCCCGCGTAGGTCATGCCGCCGGTATCGCCCTCTACATCGTGCAATACATAGCCGCCTTCGTCTTTAATCATTTGTTCAAACGCGGGTAAAAAGTCTGCCATATTTATCCTATACAAAGATTTGAAATCGCCTACGGTCGCCAAACATTTCTAATTCAATTGTGTTATCCCTGCCGCGCTTGTTATAAAGTTCTACGGCGTATTCGTGTTTGTCTAAGAATACTTTGTGCGCCGCCATTGCAAGCCTATATTCTTCATCTACTTTTTCTACGGCCTTTTCAAATGCAATAGTTCTTATTTCATTTTTAGGCATCACCACGGGATACCACTTGTCTAAAATAATCATTGCTTGGCCTCTGAATATCCTTTGATGATTGCCTCGCGCAAAGTTAAGTTGTCGGCAGTGCCGGCCCAATGCGCCAAATTGTTAAACATCAATACATAGTCGGCTTGCTTGCAATAGGGCGCGTTAACCTTTAACCACGCCATCATTTTTAAATAGCGTTCTGTTGGGTCATGTACCGTGTAGCCGATGCCGTAGAACTCGCGCACATGACAGCCATCTTTGGCGACCGCACCGGCGATCACCAAAACTAATAAAAGTATGAGCCACTTCATTCATCTGCCATGTCCGTAGCGGCTAAGTTAATTCGTGTTTTAAGTGCGGCAATGTCTTCTACTTTGTCTTTAAAGCCAATGGCAACGTAACCGGCAAACTTGCCCATGTCCGGCGGGATAGAACCGCGGCACATAAACTTTACGCCTTGCTTAACGCCCCATTCGCCAACTTTGCTTGACGGGTTAAATTCTTCGCAAAGTATTTCGCCGTTAAGCATTGCAACCATTGCAGAATTACGGTCAGCAGATGCGTTAAACAGTGATGTAACCGTGCCTTCTATTGCCTTTTCTCGCGTACCGTCAGCGTTTAAGGCCAATACAGTCGTTCTAGAATTGCTTGCTAGGTTAGCTTTGTGAATCAGTAGCACTAAACCGTCAACATCTTTAAGCAATGACTTGGCGGGCGGTATCAAATCTTCTTGCTTTGCCAGTTGCGGCATTTTGTCTTGCGTGGTGATGGCGTGCAAAATTACTTGGCGGCTATCCCAAGCAAAGTAACCGGCAAAGAACAGGGCCGACAACAGAATGACCGTGAACAACTTAAACGGGTTATCTACCCATTCAATGAGGCCAATCACTTTGCCCAATGCTGATTCATCTTTCTTAGGCGCAGATGGGGCAGGGGCGGCGCTTGGCGCTACCGTCACGTTGACTTGCGTTTTAGCAGTAGCCCGTTTAACCGGCGCTACCTTTGCAGGGGCTTTACCGGCCTTTGGCGCTGTCTTTTTAGCCGTGACCATTGCAAGCCTTACCTTTTACTTTAAAAGCGTTAGCGATGAATAGATAACACCGGTCATGCCAAGCAACATTGCGCCGCAAGCCTTAATCAAAATACCTTCTAAGCGTTTGATACGCGCACAAAGCATTTCGTACCGCAAGGTACAAACTTGTTCGTGACTGTTTAACCTTGCTTCTACTTCGTTCATATATTTACCAAATGGTTATTTTGATATTTGTACAGTTTCAACGGTATCAAATGTTTTGTAATCAGGGTTCATAAACTGCAAGTTATTTAGCAATCTTTGATCATCAGGCGCTAATTTTATTGCTTCATGTAAAAGCTGTGTTGCTTCTTCTTTCAGACCCAAATTCCACGCTGAAATACTTGCCAAGTCCCAAGGTTGAGCGCCCCAAACTTCAGGGTTCATTGTATATACCAAGGCTTTATCTTTGATTTCTAACGCTGACTTTGCCGCCGAATAACATTCAACCCACAGGTTACGGCGATAACTGAACAATGCCAATTCGCACCACGGTTCGCGGGTGTTTGGCGCTTCAGCAATTGCTAGGCGATACCACTTATGCGCTTCAACCGATTGGCCTAGTTCGTCATGTGCTTTACCTAACAAACGCATTGCATAGCACCGTTCGTTTTGCCAAGTGGCTTCGGGCATAGCTAGGTAATTATTCAGGGCTGTAATAGCTTCTTGCCAACGTGAGTAAAAGGTTAGTTCCCTTGAACGATAGAACGCATTACGCGGACATCTAGGGTCCTCTTTAACCGCAAGGTCTAGAAGCGGCATATATTGTCCGCGTGACTTTGTGTTGTCGGGCAAGTGCTGAACCAAAAGCATATCAGTGTGTGCGTAGATTTCTGTGATGCGCCCATCAGGTCGTGGGTACTCATGCACGGGGTGATGCCAATGATAGCCATTACGGTGATGGATTTTTTCGTAAAAGAAACTTATGCCGCAACCCCAATCGAATTTGTAGCGCAAACGTGTTGTGTTATCTAGCCAAACCCGTTCGATTTCTTCGCGCCATCCATCCATTAGCACTTCATCAAGGTCTAAGCTAATGCAAACATCGATGTCACGCGGTAGCAAAGCAAGGGCAGTATCCCGCGCTTTGTCAAATCGCCAAGGGCTAACGCAAATGTCACGCACTATCGCACCGCTTTGAAGTGCTAAAGCTACTGTGGCATCGGTTGAACCAGTATCGGCAATCAAGATAATGTCAGCATCTTTTGCAGAATCACAATATCTTTTAACAAATTGTTCTTCGTTTTTGCTGATTGCATAAACTGCAATCTTTAATTTTTTGTAAACATACACGCCAATTTCATTGTCAACGTGGTTTTGTTTAGGGCTACCAAATGCTTGAATAATTTTCTCATGCGTCCAATTATCAACAACATGAGTTTCGTAGGGGTTGCCATCAAATTCACCTTGCGGGTAATGGCCTAATGGGATGCTAACGATAACTGTTTGGCAATGACTACGAAGTTTTTTAAGAACTTGAATTGCTTGTTGTTCCGTCATGTGTTCAAGAATGTCGCCACAAAAACAAATGTCATATTTTTTTTCAGGCAACCAATCTCGAATGTCAGCAACAACTACAGTATTGTATTTTTCAGTCAGATTGTATTTTTCAACATACGGTTCCCATATTTCCAAAGCAGTCCAATGTTCACCCAATGCAGAAAACATTTCTCGGTATGTGCCGCTTCCCGCGCCCACATCTAAGATTGTTTTTCCTGACAAATTTAATGACTTGATAAAGTCTTTACCTGAATTGCTACTGAATGGCATATCTTTTCCTTTAATGTAGTAATCTTATTTTTTGATCACAGTATTTGAATATAAATAATTCCGTCACCACCTGTTTGCGGCGTAGCTGTAATAGCTGTTTTTCCAACGGCGTAAGTTGCCGGTAAATTTGCATTTGGATTTGGCGGCGTTCCGGTTGTACCAGTTGTTAATGTTGCACTTGACACTAACGAAACATTAAAGTATCCACTACCGCCTGAAGCATTACCGCCATCTACGCCTATACTTGCACCGCCGCCGTAATAACCGCCACCGCCGCCGCCGCCATCATCTGCGCCGGTTGTTCGGCTAATGCCATTACCACCAAATAATTTACCACCGTTGTGAGCACCACCTGCTGTTTGCGTTCCCGCACCACCACCACCATAAGAAGTGGCTTGTCCGCTACTACCGCCGCCCGCACCTGCATTGCCAACATAACCACAAGAACCGCCGCCGCCGCCGGCAACCATTAAAATATCTGCGTCTGCCATTGTTGTAATGTATACCGCTTTGGAAATCATTGACATACCGCCGCCGCCGCCGCCGGATGCATCACCTATTGTTCCAAAACCGCCGTTGGGCCATCCACCAAGTCCACCCGCACCAGTTGATGAAGCGGGACCGTTACCACCTTTTCCAATGTAAAGGTAATAATTTGTTGAGGCTTGCACTGTAAATGTTCCAATAACTAAACCACCTGAACCGCTTTGATTTGAATAAGCACTTATATATGAACCTGCACCTCCACCTGCACCCCACATCCAAACTTTAATTTGTTTTGTGCCGCCACTAACAGTCAAAATCTTAGCCGTGCCGCTTGGGTAAACATAGTTACTTGCAGGGAATGAAACACCGTCAATAAACAATCCCGCCGCAGGTGTTTGCGTTGTTATTGAATTACTGGTTGAACTATTTGCACTTGTTCCCACGCTATTTGTAGCAGTTACATAAAATGCATAAGTTGTTGAGGCAGTCAAACCAGTAAGGCTAAATGTGCCACCTGATGATTGATTTAATTGTTGTAGCAACGTGCCGCCGCTTGTATAGCATTTGTAATTTTGAATACTTGGGCCGCCGCTACTTGACGGGGCATTAAAATTAACTGTTGCTGTTGTTGTTCCGGTTGCCGTAGCCAATCCAATTGTTGGCGCACTGGGTACACTTCCCGTAACCGGACCCCTAAATGCTGTTTGTGCAGTTGTAGAACCTCCGGCATTGGTCGCAGTTACTACGCACCAAATGTACCAATCATATGCCGCCACCGGAATCACAACGGTTGTTCCCGTTGCACCTGCAATTGGATTACTACCGGCGTAATACCATTGATAAGCATAAGTTATTGGGGCTACACCGGTCCACGTTCCGGTTGTTGTCGTAAGTGTTTGACCAACGGCTGACGTTCCTGAAGCAACAGGCGCAACGGTGTTTACGGGCGGGCTAATTCCCGCTTTTTTACCAAAACCAAAACCCAATGCACCACCCGAACCCAAAGAACCAACACGCGGCATATTAATTCCTTATGCAAATTTTGTTTGCGATGCAAGGACATAGAAGCCGCTACCGCTTGTCTGAATAACTGTAAACACATAAACATCCCATGAATTTACATTACCGGATGTTGGTGCTGTACCACCTTGCCAACGCGGTGTTCTAGTTACTCCGTCAACCTGAATTGTTGTTGGGTAATAAGCTGTTGCACCATTGCTGACAATTAACGCAACTGTTGCTGAACTTCCGTATGAACCCGATGAGTTCATCTGATTTGCCAAAGTAACACCTGCCGCCGCAGTTATGTTTACAGTCATGTTTGAAGTTGAATTACCAACATACGCCGCAACAGATTGTTCATTGCAATAGTAAGTAATTGTTCCACCTGCACCACTACCCGTATAGTAATAACGTTCCATCAATACCGTACGCAATTGACCTAATAAACTAGAGGTCCAAAATGCGCCAATATCGCCATTACCGTTTGACAAAACAATGTTGTAGTTTGTCCCTGTAATGTTTAGACCGTTTTGATTTCCATTAAAAGTTCCAACAATTGTGTTACCAATTCCGCTTGTAATTGAACTTCCGGCATTTGCGCCTAAAAAGGTATTAAATTGTCCGGAAGTGCTTAAACCTGCTTGGTATCCAAAAAACGCATTGTTTGAACCACCGGTCATTGTGTAACCGGCGCGATAACCAAAAAATGCGTTGCTGTTTCCGCTTGTCATTTGTGAAGCAGATTCAGTTCCGAAAACAGCATTGTTGCTACTTGTGACTGTATAACCCGCGCTAAAACCAAACATGGTGTTACCAGTACCGGTCAAATTGTTTCGACCTGCATTAGCACCATAATTAGTGTTTGATGTACCGGTTGTTCTTAAATAACCGGCTTGGTATCCTACATCGGTATTTCCTGTGCCGCCTGTGTTTGAATATGCCGAATAAGCACCAACTGCTGTATTTTGCGTACCAGTTCCCGCAGTATTTACTCGCAACGCTTGATAACCAAAACCCCAAGAGTCATTAAAAGTTGCATCTGTGTATCCGTAAACAGTTCCGAATACAGTCGGAGTTGCGCGTGCAACACTTGCTGACGAACCTGTAGGACCTGTTGCACCAGTAGGTCCTGCAACCGTAGATGCCGCGCCGGTGCTTCCGGTCGGACCTGTAGGACCTGCATTTCCTTGTACGCCCTGAATACCCTGCGTTCCCTGTGGTCCTGTTGGACCTGCAACTGTCGAAGCCGCGCCTTGCGTACCTGTTGGACCTGTTGGACCCGCAACTGTAGATGCCGCGCCGGTTGAACCCGTAGGTCCTGTAGGCCCTGCAACAGTAGAAGCGGCTCCGGTTGTTCCAGTAGGTCCGGTCGGACCGGCAACCGTAGATGCCGCGCCTGTGCTTCCCGTTGGTCCTGTTGGACCTTGGACACCCTGAATACCTTGAATACCCTGCGTTCCTTGTGCGCCAGTTGGGCCGACAATACCTTGTATGCCTTGTGCGCCAGTTGGTCCAGTTGGCCCTGTAGCGCCGGTCAAACCTGTTGAGCCTGTCGGGCCTGTAGGTCCTTGAGCGCCAACATTTCCTTGAATGCCTTGCGGTCCTGTTGGGCCTAAATTTCCTTGAATACCTTGAGCGCCCGTAGGTCCAACATTACCTGTCGGGCCTGTTGCACCATTAGCACCCGCCGCGCCGGTCGGGCCTGTAGGTCCGACATTTCCTTGAACACCTTGTGAACCGGTCGGGCCTACTACACCTTGAATTCCTTGAATGCCTTGAACGCCCTGTATTCCTTGTGGGCCCGTAGGTCCAACATCGCCTGTCGGTCCTGTCACGCCTTGAATACCCTGTGCACCTGTTGGACCGGTTGGACCGGTGATACCTTGAATTCCTTGTGCGCCTGTCGGGCCTGTCGCGCCTACTGCGCCAGTAGGTCCTGTAGGTCCAACATTTCCTTGTATGCCTTGGTTTCCTTGAATGCCTTGCGGACCTGTAGGACCAACTACACCTTGTGAACCAGTAGGGCCAAAGTCACCCGTTGGACCAGTTGCGCCAATTGAACCTGTCGGGCCGACCACACCTTGAATGCCTTGTGTTCCAGTTGGGCCAGTAGGTCCAACATCACCGGTTGGACCAGTAACACCTTGAACGCCTTGATTTCCTGTTGGTCCAGTTACGCCTTGAATTCCCTGTGTACCTGTCGGGCCTGTAGGTCCAACAGCGCCAGTGGGTCCAACAGCGCCAACGGATTGCAGAACAATAATTAAATTATCATTGTTTAAAAATCCGGTTGTACCCGTTCCGCTAGATGTGACTAAAGTTACAGGATATGAAACAGAAGTGTTTGGCACTACCGTTGGGCTACCAGTAAGAACCCACTTTTGATAATTGTTTGATGCAATTGCATCTTGCAAAATAACAGTATCACCAGTTAGTAAAAAATCTAAGAACAAATCAACGTCAACATTGCCGCTTGTCAAATTACTAAATACAAGAATAGTTGCAGAAGTTTGCGTTGCGTTATTCCAATACACATGACCGGTTGTTGGCGTTCCTGAAGTTTGAGATGTATTTGCTTGATACGGGTAATAAGATGATGATTGACCATCAACCCCATTCGCACCGGTTGGGCCAGTTGGTCCCGCTATCGTAGAAGCCCCACCGGTTGCACCAGTAGGCCCTGTAGGGCCGGCAACGGTTGAAGCTGAACCAGTAGGTCCAGTTGGGCCAATATCGCCTGTAGGTCCTGTCGCACCGGTCAAACCTGTAGTGCCTGTAGTGCCTGTTGGGCCAACATCACCAGTTGGACCTGTTGCACCGGTCAAGCCGATAACACCTTGTGCGCCGGTAGGGCCGACATTTCCTTGAATGCCCTGAATACCTTGGATGCCTTGCGAACCGGTTGGTCCAACATTGCCAGTAATTCCTTGATCACCTGTTGGGCCTGTTGGGCCAGTTAAACCCGCTGAACCGCTTGGTCCTGTTGGGCCAATTACAGTAGATGCCGCACCAGTTGAACCAGTAGGGCCGGTCGGGCCAAAATCGCCTGTTGGACCTGTAACACCTTGAATACCTTGAATGCCTTGAATGCCTTGGCTTCCAGTTGGACCAACGACCCCTTGATTTCCAGTAGGGCCAAAATCACCAGTTGGACCTGTCGGCCCTGCTACTGTACTGTTTGCACCAGTTGAACCGGTAGGGCCAGTAGCACCAACAATTCCGTTTGCGCCAGTAGGTCCAGTTGGACCTAAATTACCTTGAACACCTTGAAGCCCTTGATTGCCAGTAGGGCCTGTTGGTCCGGCAATTGTTGAAGCCGCGCCGGTCGGTCCAGTTAAACCAATATTGCCTTGATCTCCTGTTGGTCCTGTTGGACCTTGAACGCCTTGAATGCCTTGAATTCCTTGCACGCCCTGAGAACCTGTCGGGCCAACATTGCCTTGTGTTCCTTGATTTCCCTGCGCCCCTGTAGGTCCAACGTCACCGGTAGGACCTGTTGGGCCAAAAATTGTAGAGGCCGCACCAGTTGGTCCAGTTGCACCAGTTATCCCTTGTGCGCCTGTTGGGCCTGTCAATCCTGATGCGCCTGTTGGGCCGGCAACAGTTGATGCCGCGCCTGTTGCACCTGTCGGACCTTGAATACCTTGAACGCCTTGTATTCCTTGAATACCTTGCGAACCGGTTGCGCCGACATTTCCTTGTGAGCCTGTCGGACCAAGATTGCCTGTTGGGCCAGTGGGTCCTTGCGTGCCTTGAGTTCCTGTAGAACCAGTAGCGCCCGTAGGACCTGTTGGACCTGACAAACTAGATGGCGCACCAGTAGGACCCGTTGGACCAAAGCCGCCTCTGTTAAGACCAATAACAACGGAACTTGCAGGTTGTACTTTTACTTGTGTCATAACACTACCAATCCGTCAGAGCGAACTAAAAACAATAAAAAAATTATTAAATCATCGGCGGGAGTAGGGCCAGTTGCCGGAAGTGAAACCTTAACGCGTCCTGAATAACCTACGCAATTTGTTGCGCTAATATCTAATTGGGTATCAGATGACATCAAGCCCCAAGCCGTTGCATCGATAACCAAAGTACAACTTCCATCTAGTGCGTTGAAGTTTGTAATAGTTAACGGAATGGCGGCGGGCGGCGGGTTGAAATCTGTAATGTCAAATGTCAAACCATTGCGGGTGTCAATGATGTTTGAAAGTTCACGGCGAACAATTTGTGCATTAACTGTTGCACCAGTTAAATTTATTGTGCCGCTTGCGTTTGTTTGGAATGTTAAGTTCCAATAGGTTTGTTGATTCCAAACCAGTTCACCCGCAAGGATTGGGTTGTCAAATCCGCTTACTTGTGCAAGCGTATTTTTATTAAAGATAGCCATACAGCCGTTCCCAAAACTTTGTTAGAACTTCCGCGTTTCACGCGGGCTATTGGTGTCTTATCTTTGCGCTATTTTATCAAGGTTGTCTAATTAAAACAATAAAGGGCCAAAATCATGTGACCTTTGCTTCTAATGCTTCAACTTTGGCGGTTAGCTCTTGTATCGCTTTTGTAAGTACAGCGATATACGAGGGGTAGTGAATTGTTTTAAATCCCGTTTCATCGCCCACTTTCCAATCGGGTTCGTAATATACAAGTGATGAACCGGATTCAATTATTTGGTCAACTTCATCGGCAATAAATCCGTAACCTTTTTGGTGTTTAAGGTCGGCTTTAAGTTTGTAAGAAACAGGGCGCAATTTTTTGACAAAGGCCAAACCCAAATCGCTATCGGCTATTTCTTCTTTTAAACGTATATCGGATGGGCTTGTAGCTGACACTTCAATAGTTACGATATTGGATGCGCCGGATGTTACAACATAAGCACCGGCAATTCCTGTTGAAACACCACCCACAATGTTTAGCCCTGAACCGCCCGCATTTGCCGTTCCTGAATTGGTTGCAAAAATCCTAGCCCACGATGATGGAGGCAAACTACCTAATGCATTTGAGTCAGTAGAAAGGTTTGGAATAATTGACGCAGTTGTTTTAAATGTGCCATCGCTGTTTAAATAATACGATGCCGCTGTAGCAACAGCCTGAGATGGCGCACGCAAAATCCACACATCGCCCCTGCTGTTGCTATACCCTAATCCTAAATCGCCTTGAATAAAAGCGGTTGCACCTGTTGCACCGCCACTACTTGCAATAAAAGCATAGTTTCCACCTGAACTTGAAAATTGGCACGCGTTCCCTATTGAAGACGCAAACAATGCAAGGGCCGTTCCATTGTTTTGCGTTCTTAATGTAGGATTGCCAAACGTTCCATTTGTGAGGCTATAAACAACTGCCGCAGAGCCGGTACTACTATTTGATGCGTTAATTGCCGAACCAGTTCCGCTATTAACTGCATAAATAGTTGCGCCACCTGCATTAGTTTGAAACGAAGCCCCAATGTCGCCAAAGCCTGATTCTGAAAAAGAACCGTTGACTGTAAATCTTCCGCTTACAGTAGTTGTGCCACCAAAATAAGCCGCACCGTCAGAACCTCGTAGCCAATAATTTGCGCCTGTAGTTGTGCCTAATGTTGCTGTTGCTGAAAGCACATTGCCCGCAACAACATTACCTCTAAAAGTTCCGTTGTTAAAAAACGCATCACCGGTTGCGCGTTGAATTTGCCATCCGCTTGTATTTAAAACATAGTTATCAGATTGAATTGATGTCGGAAATCCTTGCGTTAAATAAGCCGCGGACCATGTTGTTTGATTTGTTGATGCAACATAAGTTCCATCAATTGCCCAAAGTGATTGACCGCCTGTAGGCGCTGTAATAGTTCCCGCCCATGCCACGTTTGTTGGAAATGTTGTGTTTCCAGTTGTTGGATTCGGTGTTGTTGTTGGTGCGGCTAATGATTGCGACTGCGTGTAATAAGCAATCCTAAAACTATTACCTTGATTTCCTGTCGGACCTGTGCTACCTGTTACTCCTGTTGGACCGGTTACACCATTTTGAAAACTAAGTGTAGGCGTGGTCCAAGTTAAACTTGAATCTGTGCCTGTTGTTCCTGTAATTGATGCAACGCTACGGGATGTATAAACGGGGTCAGTTCCAGTTGGAACAAACGAGTACCAACTTGCCGGCGCAGTCAATGTTTGCGTTGTAAAGTTATAACTACCGCCTGTTGGTGTAGATGGCGTAGATGTTGCCCTGATATAAATTAAAAGTTCGGCAACCGAAAGTCCATCAGTTCCATTTTGACCTTCAATTAGCAGTGGTGTTTGCCATGTGTAATTTGTGCCAACGCCTGTGTTAGTTCCAACAGATGACCAAATTGGGTCAACGCCCGCAGGGACGGAGTTAACATCTGAATACCATGTTGCGGGTGTTCCTACAGATGGCGATGGCGTTGTGGGTTGCGTTGCAGAACGCTTAAAAATAATATCAACAGAATCACCAGTACCACCTGTTGGACCAGTAACACCTGTTGGGCCAGTAGTCCCTGTTGGACCACTAGGACCACTTGGGCCACTTGGGCCAACCGTTCCCGTTGGTCCCGTTGGTCCTGCGCCGGCTACAGGATTCCAAACAAGTGAAGCACTTATAGGGCTTAAAGTTGAAGTCGTTACATCGTTTCCAACATTGTAGGCAAAGTAATATGTACCAGTATTAAGGGTGATATTTGAAAACGTATAGTAGGCGTTATTCGTTACCGGTTGCCCGTTAACTGTTGATGCACTTGTTACCAACTTCCAATCAGCGGCGGTTGGCGTTCCGCTTGTTGTCCAAAATAAGTTTCCAAAAGTTACCCGACCTACTGTTGGCACAAACACTTGAACATTAATGTAAGGAATAGTTGCGCTTGGAAATCCTGAAATGATGGGCGCTGACAAAGGCGAAAAATAACTTACTGATGGCAAGCCTGAATTTGCAACAGGCGCAAATTGCGTTATAGGTAAGTCATCATAAACAAGCGCGTTGTATTCGCTTAGTTCTAAACGTGCGCCCAAACTTCCATCGGGTAGCGAGGCTTCATTTACTTTCATTACGCGAAATAGTTTGGCGTTCCATCCGTAATCAGAATTAGTAACGCTCACAACATTACCCGCATCAACTTGAATGCCGTAATAAGTTGTATTGAATCCTACAATTAAATCTTCGCGTGCTTGCTCAAGTAAACGGTTGGCAAGGTAGTGTGTTTGTACTGAATCGTTAACCAAGTCGTAGGTTATTGAATATTTGTTGACCGGTTCATTGGGGTACAACAAGCCAACAGGTGTTTCGATGTTGACAAAGTTAGCTTGATCACGGTTGCCCTTAAACGGAAATCGTGCTTCAACTTGATTGATTGAACTTGTTAAATCACTTGCACTAACGCGAATTTCGCCGATGATGTTGTCATCGTTAAACGCATAGGATGCAGATTCGGCTTTGTTAATGGCAACCGACCATTGACCCAAAGCGGCGTTGTATGTCATCCACGAATCGCAAGCTGACATGATGCGATCAACATTAGAAAGTACCGTTTGCCCTGCATCTAATACGCCATTGATTCGATAGCGTGGTTGCGTAGATGGTGAACCGCTACTGTTGGTAAAGGTTATTGTTTGGTCGCCGTAAACATTTAATGCAGTACCGCTTGCCGCATCTACAAATGACGCACCTACAGCACCGCCGTAAACATCGTTAGTCATGTAGTCATACCAAACGTCACCGGCCTTTGCTACGCCCGTGCCATTTAATGCGTGCTTAACTTTAAAAGTGATTGGCGAAAGTTGTGTAGTGTCTGCATCACGGTTGTAGGTCATCACCACAATTGCAAATGCCAAACCGTTCATTTGGCGATTGGACGCGGGCCAACGCTGTGCGGCGGCAATATCTGAGCCGCCCATAATGACGTTAGGCAATGTGCCTGTGCTACTAATTGCTGTAATTACTCCGGCTTGTGTCGATGTAAACAAGTAAATAAACAGGTTGCCGCTTATCTTGTCATCTACGTTTGGCGGGCTTGCTTCATCGGTTAGCGTGATAACTTTGCCTTGTTCTGTTGGGTCAAAGCCAATTTTTCTATCCCCAAAATACATATCGGTTTGATCAAACGTAAACTGACCATTTGGGCTAATGCTTGATATTGCCAAAACATAATACATTTTGCGTTGGTCAACGGTTAGCACCGCGTCAACAAACGTGCCGCCCATGTAGGCATCACCGTACACAATAGGAATGGCATTAACCGCGCTTGGCGGTACTTGTTGCCGAACGCCCATGTCTTGTTGTTTTTCGGGATTGTCAGCAAAGATGCGGGTAACAATTAACGACAGAGCAAAATTAACAATAAAGGTAGCTACCGCGGGGCTTACCATTAAAGCCGCGCCGACATAAGAAATTAAGGTTGCAACCATTTCTATTCCCTAACAAAAGTTGCGCCAAGCGGTTTGTATCCGCGGCGCGAGTAATCAATTAGCGGCCCATTGGCTGAAATTGAAGTACATACAAAATCTACGTCACCGGCTTTGAGCATTGCTTGTGCGTGGTTATCAAACGCCTTCCACAACCTACCGCCAACAGTACCGTTACGGTGTTCGGGTTCTACCCACCACAACAGTTCGTTTAACTCTTTCACTTTGGGCGACCAAATGTTAGAAGTTTTGTAAGCCACAATCGCGCCGCGCATATTTGAGTCGATATAAATAAACCCACGCCCGTGAATAATGCTAAACAATAGTTCTTCAACATAACGGGGAAAGTGGTTACACGATTGACCAAGTTTTTTAATAGGGTTTTCATAAGCGTAAGCCTCCACAATTTCTAATAGTCTAGGAATGTCGTATCTTGTCGCTTGTCTTATCATGGTGATGCGTCACCTGCTGAATTGTCCATTGTTACTGTAGTTTCGCTTGCTTGTGTTTGTGTCATTGGGGGCGAACCAAAATCAAAGTATTGGTTTGAAATTTCACTAACCCGATTCATTGATGTATCGGCGGGGTAAATAAATTGCCAATTGTTAGTGTTAGTTTTAACGCCCGACAATCTGTTTTCTAATATTCGGCGCATCGATGAACAGGCAATAGAGCAAGTCGCAATGCGTGTTCGCATTTCAGAATTAAAATCTTCTGTGATTGATACGCTACTAATGATGCCTTGGTAGCGTTTAAAGAATTGCGTTGTTGGCGTTGTAATGATTTGATTGTTTGAATCAAAGAAGCCGCGCCACACTTCGACCAACGAACCTTTAATGTCGTTACCTAAAATGATGCCTACGTTTGCAGGGTCAATGCCTGTTAAGGCAATCGTCATGTCATCCGATGTAGCTTTAATATCCCGCTGAACATCGCCAACATTAAGCAATGCACCAAGGTTTGCAAACGTGATGCCGCCCACGGTGATAGGCGCGGCGGCGTTGCAAAACGTGTACACCGTAGCGGCATTGCCAACGGTTAGCTTTACAAACTCCGCATGATTGATTTGTGAGCCTGTTACGGCGTTAATGGTTGTCATGTGATGTATTCCCTAAACACAAATGGCGCATCCCATTGCACAAACGCGCCGCTTGTCATTGGGTTAAGCGTATAGGTCGGGCAAACTTCAGCTACCACGTTAAACGTACACGCCGTACCTAAAGTAAGGCTTGTGCCTGATGCGGGCGAACCGATTAAAGGGCGATGGATGCCGACAGAAGAACCGGCGCTATCTGCCGTAACCTTGTACACATAACCGCCCACTTGTAAAAAGTCACCGGCCTTAAACGTGCCGTTGCTTGTCAGCGCAAGGGTTTGCGTGTTTGCCGCGGGTGCGCCGTTTAAAACCGACACCGTAGCCGTTCCGCGGTTAGTGGTAAACCATGAAAGGTTTGTACTTGCAAAGCTAATCGATTCGGCTAATTGCCTGTCTTTGTTGTCAATGGCCTGTATGACATCGCGCACTTGCGGGTAGTAAAGGTAAGCATGAGGCGACACCGTAAACACCCAAGGCACGGCAGTTAAATACTGCGCCACGGTGATGTAGCCGCTACGGGCGACCTGTTGTCCAACCATCCGGCGGTTGTTAACCGTCATTGATTGTTGGATGTCAAAGATTGTTTGAAAACTCATGCGCGACCCCTGTTCACCGCTAACGATTTGTTAGCGTACTGATTTGCCGCCCAAATAGCGTTAGAAGAACCGTACAGGCGTTCTTCGAACGATTTGGTGTCAATGGCATTGATGTAGTTGTTTGTGACGTTTGTAGTGCCGCCCATGCCGCCTAATGCGTGGTTAGGGATAATTGTTCCGGCTGACCTTGGCACAAACAGTTCAGGGCCACGTTCGCCAACAATTGCCGGTTGGCCTACTGTTGGACTACCGCCATCGGCATAACCCACATACCCCGTTACAGCGGCAGGTTGATAGGGGTTTGACTTTGAGCCAAACATTGAGCCAAACAAGGAACTTAAAAAGCCTGATGCCGCGGCCTTTAATTGCATTGCCAACATATCTTGAATAATGCTACGCGCCAAATCTTTAAAACCAATCTTGCCGGTTTTAACAAACCTATTAATTGCAGATTCCATGTTGCCCATTACAGATTCAAAAGCCTTTGCGCCAACTTCTAATTCTGTTGGCATATCACGCAAAAACATTTTCATTGATTGCGTAAAGCCTTGCTCAAACGTACCTTGGCGTTGTGCTAAAGCCGCGTTGTATTGCATTTGTACATATTTGTTACTTGCTTCTGTGAGTTCGTTTTGAACTTGAATTAGGTAATGTTTAGCTTCAACTTCTAAATCATTGTTACGGTTTATTTCTCTGATGTTTTGCAATCTTTGTTGATCTAGCAAATACAGTTCTTTATTTAACTGTATTTCTTCAGAACGCATATCTTTTGTTTGTTGCTCAAGTTGAAACAAACCGTTTTTGCTTTTTAATGCCGCTTCTTCATTTTCAATTCGCCTAAGTGAATCTGTGAACGCGCTGTTTTCTTTACCCGCAATGTCTAACAAAATGTTATCAAGTCGTTGCAGTTCATCAAAATACTTTTCTAATGCCCGCAATCTTTCGCGTTCTTCTTTTTCAGCTAAACGCTTTGCTTCTCTTTCAGCGGCTTCAGCTTTTCGCTTTGCTTCTTTAGCGGCGGCTTCGGCTTTTCTTTGTCTTTCCTTTTCACCGGCATCAATTACAGTGCGACCGGCATCACTACTAACTGTTGGTTTTAAATTATCTGTTCGGTCGGGGTGAACACCACTACGCCCGTAACTTGTACCCATTATTTGGGATTCAAAAAAGTCTAAGTTTTGACGTTGTGATGCACGGTATGCATCGTATTTTTTATTTGCCGCAATAGCCGCATCAACCCCTTTAGTAACTAAAGTAACCGCGTTTTCATAGGTATGTTGAATTTCATCTGCAATACCTTTAAACACAAACGCAACATTAGCGCCAAGAACTGAAACAGTTTGAAATACAACCTTAAAAATACTACCAAGTGATACGCCATAGTCACTCATTGTTTTAAAATAATCAATGGTAGTTTTAAGGATTGGCCCAAGTTCAGTAGCCAAAACCAACATAACGTCACGCGATGTTTGCGCTAACAAGTCGTAAGTATCCGCGGCGGCTTTAATTGCTTTTTCTTGTTCTTCAATAAGCGGGTTAACTTGCGACATCTTGTCCGCAAAGCCAACCATATCAACACCCTTGGCGGCTTTAGAGAAAATCTCCATTGCTTTAGCATTGCGCGTTATTGGGTCCTCAACTTTAGCTAAGTTGGCAACCAACTTGTTTAGCAATTCTTCTTGTGAAAGTCTGCCCAAGTCTTGTAAAGTTACGCCTAAATTTTTTGCTGTTTTCTGTGCTTCTTCTGAACCGCCCGCGGCATCATCAATAAACTTAGAAAACGCTGACAACATCTTGCCCGCGTTATCCGCTTTGCCGCCTGAGTTGGCAAGGGCATCAGATAGCTGTAAAACCTTGCCTATAGCTACTTCGTTTGCATCGGCTACATCGGCAAGTTCATCAGCGTATTTAAGCGCGGCGACAGAAGCGGCAACCAATGCGACCGCACCAATCTTTCCAAACTTTTCGGCGGCTTGGCTAAATTGTTCAAGTTTCTTTCCGGCGGCTTCAATGCCTCTGTTGAACTCCGCAGAATCAAGCCCTAGAACAACGCCCAAGCGGGCAATATTATTAGCCATTTACTACCCCAAATAGTTTTGCATCAAAGCCTTGCGCCTGAGTCATAAAGGCCAAAAGGCTATTGTTTGCACTTGCTTTTTGGTCTTCTTCAGACAGCGGCGGGTAAATGTAATCATAAGCAGAACCCAAAATGTTGCCTAGCTTATAAGGCGCAGAATTAGCTGTTCTCATGTAATTAAAAACCCCGTTAGTCAGGGTTGCCAATTGCGTAAGAATTCCGTAGTTTCCGACCATGCCATCGGCATACATTGTTTGTATATTTGCCATCGTTACATCGTCCAATTCTGATATTGTTTCTAGGGTATGCCCGTTAAAAATCATTGCCGCAAAGCATTG